TCCTCGAAGACCAGCGCAAGCCCTGGCGCCTGTGGTCTGTGCCTCTTGTGGTTGTCGACCAGCCGTCGCCGAACGCGCTGCCACAGGGAACCGTATGTAACACTTGGTGCGCGGTTGACCAGATCTACCCCACGTATGCTGATCTCACCGCTACGGGCCTCACGTGGGCCGATGTGGCTGAGGGCGACGCTACGGTTGACTGCCCTGATGGGGCGAGTGAGGGCGATCTTCTCGGATACGGTGAAGGTGGCTACGGCGAGAACGGATATGGAGGAGTGGTCTGATGGCCATCCAGCCTTTGCCCGCACACGGAACGCTCAACTGGGATGTGCCCCTCAACTCGATCCTGGCACAGGGGTTTAACCAGTGGGTTCCGTCGGATCAGGGGTTCCTCGCCTGGTCCATCGACCCGTCCCAGGCGACAACGGACCAGGCGGTGACTGCCGGTAGTGTCCACATGATGGCGGTACCCATCCGGCAGACCGCGTCTATCTCCGCCATCAACGTGGTGATCATCACCGCTGGTGTCGGGCTGACTGCTGGCCAGTGCTTCGCTGGGGTCTACAACTCGGCTGGCACGCGACTCGGCGTGACCGCCGACCAGTCCGGTTCCTGGAACACCACCGGGTCCAAGATGATGAACCTCACGGCCCCGATCGCCTCGGCACCGGCGGGAATCTACTACGTGGCGATCCTTGCCAACTTCGCAACCACCGCTCCGGGGTTCGCTCGGGAGAACGCGGGGGCTGTGTCTGGGATCAACACCAACCTGACCGCAGCGACGTTCCGGTCTGCCGTTGGCGCGACCGCTCAGACGACGCTGCCTGCCAGCATCACCATGGGTTCACGGACGCAGCAGAACGTCTCCTGGTACATGTCGCTGATCTAAGGACCCCCAACCCATGCTGACACCCACAGCGTTGTACCAGAGCAGCCTGCCGTTCCCGCACCGCCGGGAGACTCTTGTTCGGGTTACCGACATCAACGGCGTCGTCCTCATGGAGGACGTTCCGATTGTTGACGGCACGGTCACTGCGGCGCTCAACAGCACGGTGACCCGGTCGTGTCAGCTGACCGTAGATCCATCGCTCTTCCCCGAAGCGCCTACCGACGCCCTGTCGCCTTTCAAGGCGGTCCTGCACGTCTTCTCAGGCATCGGGTACCCCGACGGATCCCGGGAACTCTTCCCCCTCTTCACGGGCCGAGTGTACGAAGCCTCCCGGGCTGGGGATGGCACCGTGTCGCTGCGCGCTGACGACCTTGCCGCAGACGTCGTAGGCTTTCGGTTCGAGCAGCCGCAATCGTCACAGACTTCGATCACGGTCGTGCAGCAGATCGCCGCACTCATCCGAGAGTCGCTGCCACAAGCAGTCTTCGGAACGGACGATGTCGAAGACATCCAGTGCCCACCGCTCACGTGGGACGACGACCGAGGCTCCGCACTAGACGATCTCGCAGCTGCGGTCCAGGGACGCTGGTACACACTCGGGGATGGCTCGTTCGTCGTCCGAAAATACCCCTACGCGCTCGGTAGCGCCGTGATCGACCTAACGGACGGTACTGGCGGCTACCCGATCCTGGTCGACGCTACGCAGACAGTCACTCGGGACGCCACCGCCAACTCGGTCACAGTGATCGCAGAGCGCATGGACGGCACCGTTCCTGTCCGGCAGCAGGCGCGAGATTCGGCATCGACGTCACCCACACTCTTCGGTGGCACATTCGGTCGCGTCTCTCAGATCATTCGAGTGCAGACGCCTCTCGCGGCACCCGATGCTTTCGCCCTGGCGGCATCACAGCTTCAGTCCTCGCTGGCTCTCACCGAACAGTGGCGCCTGACGTGCACGCCGATCCACACGCTGGAGCCAGGAGACACCATCAACATCCGATACCGTGGGGTGGACGCAACGCAGGTCATCGACTCCTGGTCGATCCCCCTGACGACTGGGAACTCGATGAACATCGCTACCCGGTCCTCCGTATCACCGACGGTTTAGGAGCGACGACGTGGACACAACGTTCCCGAGGAACTACCCGTACCCGGAGTGCGATCCGCCGCTGACTAAGGACGCGTCTGACATCGTCCACGTGCGCAATCTCGCTGAGGCAATCAACGCTGACGTCACGAACCTGTTCAACACGATCGACAACAACCTCCTCACGCCGGATGGATGCCACATCGGGGACACGGTCTCGCAGACGATCAATCAGGGGGACGCACTCGCATTCAATGTGAACCGGTTCGACAACTCACCTGGTTCGACCATGAACCACTCAAATGGGATTCTGATTCGTACGGACGGGACGTACCTGGTGACGGGATGGGTTCGAGCCGCCGTAGGTGCGCTCACCAACTTCCGGTCTACCATCATCGTCTCCGGATCAGGAGAGCTTCTGCACGAGGGTCTCGCAGTCGACTTCAACGCATCAGTGGGTGCCGGCTCTACAGGGACCTGTGTTCTGCGCCTGAACGCTGGCCGGCTCATTCAGCTCTCCGCCCGAGCTACAGGCACGGCTACCGTGACGATCGCCCTCGCCGAACTCGCCTGCGTTCGGATTGGTCCTCGCTGATGCCCACGAACCTGAGCGACGCGCTCATCTCGGCACAGACAGTCCCCACAGTCATGCGCACTGGTGTGGTAACCACCGTCGGCACTACGTCGGTGTTCGTGCTCGTGGCGGATACGCAGATCGAAGCTGCGTACCTGTCCAGCTACTCGCCAGCCATCGGCCACCTGGTTGCTCTGCTCCGTCAGGACTCCACATGGCTAGTCCTCGGGCGTCTCGCAGGTAGCGCCATCATCCCCGTCTAGGAGACGACATGCCCGCCAATACCTCCCGGGGTTACAGTTACCCGGTCTACACCGACCCCGCCGCGTTCGCGCCAGCCATGCAGGATCTCGCACAGGACATTGACACGGACATCGACGGAATCCTTGACAACATGGGGGATGCGCTGAACACGCCTCCCTCAGCCCGTGCAACGGGCTCGGGCAATATCGCGCTCGCTGCCGGAGTTGGACAGATCGTTGGGTTCGATACCGAAGTGTTCGACAACGGGGGCTTGTACACCAATCCGGACAACAAGTTCACCATCGCGGTGGAGGGTCTCTACTGGATTTCTGGCTCAGTCCTGTTCGACACCAACAGCGGTATCCGTCTCGTTCAGGTCGCGGTCGGCGGCCAGGTTCGTGGTGAGAACATCCGTCAGAGGTCTGCCGCTACCACGAGCATCACTGTAGAGGCGCACTGTCTCGCATACTGCTCTGTCGGGACTCAGATCCAATTGGCAGCCTCATCAACGGTTGCTTGTACCGCAACTACTCGCATCCTCACCGCGACCCGTATGACGGGTACTACGGCCCTGTAAGGAGACACTGTGCCTGGCACTACAGCCAATCGGGGCTACCCGTATCCCACGCCCGGCGACCCGACGAACGTTCCTGGGGACATCCAGAAGCTTGCCGAGGCGGTCAACGACGACGTCCAGGCAAACCTGGCCACGGTCACCGGGACGGTGCGTGCCATCGGCAGTGCCCGGTCCAGTGGAAATCAGGCAATTCTTACGGGTGTTGAGACGTCCCTAACGTACGGGATTCAGCTACAGGACACTGACAACATGGTCGATGTAGTCGGCAATCCGACCGTCATCACCACGCGGCAAGCTGGTAAGTATTGGGTGCACGCGCTGGTGTCGATCTCCACCACTGCGACGTGGGATAACTTCGTGTTCCGCATCCGGCAGAACAACTCAACATCGGTGGTGGTATCGGACCAAGAGTTCATGTCGACGAACCAGACGTCGTTCGACTTCACGATCTCCAGTCTCTTCCAGTTCGCCGCCGGCGACACGATCAACGCGACGGTACTCCACAACTCCCCGTCCACGGCGATCATCCTGGCCGCTCAGCTCGTAGCAGTTCGCATGGCAAGCTAACAAAACGTAAGCCCCCGACGCGTTCCCTGCGTCGGGGGCTCGTTGTTTCACGTGAAACGTCACGCGGTGAAGCACTTGCCGAACAGCGTCTCCTGCTTCTCCTCGGGGTGCGCCTGCTCTAGGTGTTCCTTCATCTGCGTGTACGGACTGTCGTTCGCGACGTACGTCCACTCGACACGGAAGTTGCAGCGCGGGCAGTGCATGAAGACCTCACTCACCAGTGTTCCCCATCATCCGCTCGACTCTCCGAGACGCTGCGTCAAGTCCGTCGTTGTAGATCCCGGCGGACCAACCGCCTTCCAACTTCTCACGTTGGATAGCGTCGATCACTGTGTACAGGACATCCTTGCGGTACTCATCAAGCAGCTCCACCATGTCTACGTCGCAGCACTGGTGCTCGTCCGCGAACTCCAGGATGTCTTCTACCGCGCTCACCGCGTCGCCACCTTTCCTCGGTTGGACACCAGGGCCTTCAGTCCGTTGATGTCGTACGGCGTGTAGTTGTCGGCGCCGGACGTCGTCCAGTAGCCACCCCACTTGTCCCCGCGCATGAGCGGCGAGGGGGAGCAGGTGCACTTGGGTGAGTGACCGAGGCCGACCGCGTGGCCCAGCTCGTGGCTGACGACGTGCCGGCGGTAGATCTCGCGGCTTCCCTGGTGCTCGTAGCTGTACCAGTCGTCCTTGTTGTGCAGGACTCGGGACGAGAGCTGACCACCGGTGGAGTTCACGCAGAACGTCGCGTTGTCGCGGTCGACGGTGTTCGTCAGCCGGATCACGATGGTGTGGTAGGCCGGGCATGTCGCCGACGTCTTCCAGATGGTGTCGGTGACGTTGAACGTGTTACCCGTGGCAGATGCCAGGTGCGCCGCCGTGAGCTTGGCATACGGCTTGATGGCAGACCGGGTGGCGGTGTCATACCAGACGATCTTCCAGGTGCCCGCGTCTAGGTAGTTCGAGTGCAGCCACCAGCCCTTACCACTGTAGACCTGCGTGGCTGTGGTAGCCGTGGCAACGGGCGTGGTAGCTGTCGGAGCCTGCGTGGTAACCGCAGCAGCTGCTATGCCAACCGCGAGTCCCACCGTGATAGCGCTGCGGATCATGTCATACCCCCTTCATCCAACTGTCGTAGTTGCTCTGCGATGTATGCCGCCTCAGCAGCCTTTCGTTCCTGCCGCCTCTCCCGAGCCCACTCCTTCTCACGAGCGCGCTTGCACTCACGGCACTGGCGCCTGCCGTCAGGCCGTGTGTAGGTGTTCTCGTCGGAGAACTCGTGGCGCTGAGGACAATGGGTCATGCCGGGCGGGTAGTACGGCTTCTTCTCCAGCTCTTCCAGCCCGAGAGCCGCGAGCAGATCCGGAGCGTGCCGGCGAAGGTAGCGCGTTGCCAACTCGATCTGCTCAGGCGTGTTCGGCGTGAGGGGCACGGTTGGATGCTTGAACCCCATCAGCCTTCGTCCTCCATCAGGCTCCAGGTGTAGACCCCGACGGTCACGGCAACGAACGCCGCGAACCATTCCGGCCACCCCCACAGCAGCGCAAGCGCGCCGTAGAGGAACAAGCCTGTGCCGAATCCGACGATCTTCTCTGTCACTTCCGTCCCTCCAGCCTGGCCGACATGTACTTGAACCACAGTCTGCGCGCCTCGGGGCACGGTCCGTACTTGGTCCAGCGGTCGAAGTCGGAGCAGTGCCAGCACTTCAGGCGGTGCTCCTTGAACGCGAGGCTTGCGCGCTTCATACCTCTCTCACCTTCTCCGACATGGCGTTCAGCAGCGATGCGATGGATGCTGACGCCGTGCCAAGAATCTCGATCATGAAGTCCTTGTATGACTCCTCTGCTCGCAATCCTGGGTTATGCGCCCCGGCGCGCTGGTAGTACTCCTCCAGTGCCACGAGGACTACATAGCCCGGGTACTCCTCGGGAGTGCTCACGACGCCACCTCCTGAATGAAGTAGTCGACTTGCATCTGCCAGTACCCCAGTTCATCGACGGCTGCTCTACGCGCCTCGGCGGGAGTGAAGGCCGTGGCGATGTCGAGACCGTGAGAGTCGTAGACCACGTACATCCCGTAGCCGTCCTTCAGCTCGAACTTGACTTCGAACGTCTCTCCGTCGTACTTGAGAACCCGCTTCATCGCCATGTCCTTTCCTGTCCGTCCCAGTGAGATCCTTCGTGATCCATGCTGCGCACACACTTGATGTCTCCGAGAGTCCAGGTGCACCCCGGATTGACTGCCTCCGTGTAGTACGGCTTCATCTTGTCGACGAACTCCTGAAGCCGCTTGATCTCCTCGATCTTCGACTCGATCTGGTCGCGGAACCGGTTGTACTCCTTGGTCACCAACTGTGCTGCGTCGATCGGCTCAGCGCCGAACAGGTAGCTCGGGGTGATGCGGAGGAACCGGCACAGCGGCACCACCTTCTCCAAGGGGATCCCTCGCCGGCCCACCTCCCAGTTGGCCACTGAAGACTGCGAGACGTCCAGCCGGCTGGCCAACTCGGTCTGACTTGCGCCGCGCTCCTGCCGGGCGACCCGGATTCTCCACCCCATCTCCAGGGCGTTGTCCTTGTTGAACACGTCAGCCCCTCTTCACGAAGGGTTCGCACCCGTCGATGCTCAGAACGTCGCCCTCGTTGTACTTGCCGAGAATCAGGATGATGCGCTCGTCCTCATCCGCGACCTTCAAAATCGGCATGTGCGCACTGCCGCGCCACGGCTCACTGGTAACCGTGCACAGGGAGAAGGCGCCAGTCTTGGCACCGCTGGACACGTAGGTGCCGTAGGGGATGTCCTCGGTGACGATGTACTCGCCGTCGCCGTAGGTCTTCTCCTTCTTCGGGGTAGCCGTGTGGTTGCGCTCGGGCTGGGCAGCCACCTTGTGATCTGGGATCTTCTGATCGGTGGTGCACCCGGTCAGCATGACCGCGTAAGCAGTAATCCAGATTCCACCGCCGATCGCGGTGAGCCAGATCTTGTCGAACCTATCCATCGTCATGCCTCCTTGGCATATAGATCGTTCTGAAAAAGCCCGGGGCTGGGAGATGGACAGCCCCGGGCTGGTCTTTCAGGTGAAGATGGTTAGCTTGAACTGAGCGTGCGTCACCTCAACCGGGTGCAGTCCGTCGTGCCACACGTAAACCCCGAGAGGAGTCTTCGGATGGACCTGGAGCCAGTGTGTCTTGGTGAAGCACTGGACTCCGGGCGACGGAACGCGGTGATCGTACCCGGTCCGATCGTCGGCGCCTTCGCCCTTACCGAACGGGTTGCGGGTGAACACATCCCGCAGCTCGGTGTAGCGCGCCGCTTCCCAGATGACGTTCAGTTCCAGGCATCCGACGCCCGCGAACTCCGGGACGATCAGCTTCCTGTCCTTGCTCGCCATCCCCCAGAAGTCGGCTGACGTGTCCGGAAAGGAGAGCAGCGTGTACGTCTCCGGCTCGATCGCCAGATCCGCGTACCGCGCAAGCGCGGAGTAGTAGACCGCCACCTCAGAACCCGAACGGGTCGTCGTCGGTCTTGATCGGAGCAGGCTTGCCGTAGGTCGCCGTGAACTTCTTCGGCGCGTTCCACCCTGCCTGCGACGCCTTGCCGACTGCCGTGTGCTCCACCGTCAGCGTGGCGCCGACCTCAAGGGCGAACCCGATGTCCTTGCGGGCGTTCTTCATGGCGGTGAACAGACCGCCCTTGCAGAACGCGTACCGGATGCGGTCGTCGTCCTCAACCGGCTCCCACTTGCCGATGTCCTTGTTCCACCGTCCCTCGGGTCCTTCGGTCACCTGAAGCTTGATGACAACTTGCATCATCGGCTCTCCGTCAGGCCAGGTCTTCGGTTCTCCGTCGGTCATCGACACCTGCTGTTCGCGGGTGATCTCCAGAACCTGACCAGTGAACTTGGTACCGATCGTCGGGAACTGGAGGCCGATGCGCTTCTCGCCCTCGAAGAAATCTTCTGCCATGGTGCTTCCTTTGCTTCCGTTGTATCGGACCAGATGACTCCCGAATCCTTCGGGGGTTCCACCTAGTCCTTCCGCACTCCAAGGAGTACGTCGTGCACTACCGGGGTCACGAGCCCCGTGTCCGCCCTCAGTCGGCAGTAGTGCCACCGAGACGATATCGGATCGTCTCAACTAGGCGCCCGAGGAGGAGTGCCTAGTAGTCGAACGCCATGCCGCAGCCTGCGCAGTAGGACGCGGATGCGTCGTTCGCGGCGCCACAGCGGTGGCAATACTTGGGTCCCGGAGTAGATCCGAGAAGTCGTGTCAGCCAAGCCATGAGACGTCCTCCATGTCCGCATCGTCGAACTGGATGAACCGGCCGCTGAAGAACGCTGCCCAGCCCAGTGCCCACACATCGTCCTGGCCAGCGAATCGGAGCCACAGGCCCTCGTCGGACCGTTCCATGACGATGACCTCGTCGTTCTCGATGCAGTCGCAGACCGCCTTGCCGTGCTTGTACAGCTTCGGGATGCGCTTCATCCCCATCATCTCCCCGATGAAGAGGCCGGCGAGGGGCGGATATCTGATCCGCACGGGTCTCCCCGCGAAGAACCTCGCCGACTCCGTGCCTCCGACAGGACTTGCACCCATGTCGCCCACTCGAATGGCGTGGGGCTCTACTCGTTGAGCTACGGAGACTTCGTCGTGCTATTGAGTTCTCAAGGATCTTGGTTCGGCCCCAGGTTCCCGGTTCGCTCCTCGTGTTCCCGGGGCCGATACCTAGACTATGTCAGTGCGTGGCAGTCAGTGTCAAGCCCTGTCCGTCACTGAATCTCAGCGAGTCTGGCTCGACAGGCGTCTGCGTAGATCTTGGACCACGCGTTCACCGACTCCAGCGACCTCATGATGGCTACGAGGTCCTCTCGACTTGATGCCGTGGCGATCACAGACATCGTGTCCTCGCCACGAAACGGTATGACATCGAGGGGCAGGTGCCACCCCTCCACCCGCATCTGGCGCCAACCTTGGATCTGCTGAGCGAGGTTCGCCCCGAGCCGGCCAGTCTCCAGGTCGATCGGAAGCACCCGAGCGCCCTTGCCCCGAGCCGGCAGGTGGACGATGATCGCGAAATCCTCGCGGACCTTGAAGCCCGGATCCATCCACGCCTTCGCGTCGTCGTCCCACACGCCGTGGGAGTTGAACGCCTCGGCGTAGATGTACGCCTGAATGGCGAACTCCTTGTACAAGCTCTTGCCCGTCTTCAGATCAAGCACCGCGTGCGTGCCATCAGCGAGACGAACGACGCGGTCGAACCGGCCGGCGACACCATAGACAGTGGACACAACCGCACGCTCGATCATGTCGGGCAGGACGGTGATCCCGTGATCATCCAGGGCCGTGTGGTAGTCGGCCATGCGGGTGTGCCACTGTTCGGGGACGTCCAGCACTCGCCCCCGATCGGCGAGTTCGGTGTAGTCGTGGACCTCTGTGCCGAGGGTGGATGCGACGTTGGCACCTGCGAGGTCTTCAGCTACGTCGCAGATGGTGTCCAGTGTCCTGGGCACAGTCGATCCTTGCGCCTGCGCCAGTAGTCCAGGACTACTGGCCAGACCCTTGGCGACGTTGCGTCGCTTCCACTGGTGGATGTGGTACGTGTCCTCCGGCATCGCCTTCAGCGTCGACACTCGGTCGTAGTGGTCCGCCTCCCCTGTATAGGGGCTCGGGAGGTAGTACTTCCCGTGTGTGTCGCAGACCCTGCCGATGGCGCACTGCTCGGGGACGGCGAAGAAGTCGTCAGTCACTCGGCTCTCCGTAGGTCACCTCGTTGATGACGACCTCGCCGGCCGCGTTGGCCACCTGAATCTGCTTGACGTCGAACAGCGCCAGCTGCTCGTAGTCGTCGGAGGCGACGCTAGGCGTGCCCATGTTGTCGGGGCCCTCAGACTCCAGCACTTTTGTCATCCTCGATCTCTTCCTCGAACAGCCGCTCTCGTCGTTCGTCGATGTACTGTGCTACTGCCATGGCGGTGGTCGCCAGAATGGCGAACGCGCTGATCACCGCCATGATGACGAGCACCATCTGTGCCCAGGGACTCATGACTTCTCCAGCTTCCTGAACTCGCTCAGCAAGTTGATGATCGCTGCGTAGCCGTCTTGACCAGGGAACTCTTCCTGCATGACCTCAGCCATAACCTGGAGTTGGGACGTGAACGCCTCGATCGCGGCCCACACGAACTCGCAGGTGGCGTAATGCGGGGTCACTGGTTCTTCTTGCATCGATGCTCCTTCAGGATCTGGTGACTGCACTTGCTTCGGTGCCACTGATCGCGCCACACGATACGCGAGGGCCGGTAGTCGCCGTGGACCAGGCACCATGTCATACGGCCCTCAGCGAGGACCTGAGCCTCTTCATCGGCGGTGATGGGGAGTTGGTCCGCCACCACGTCAAGAGCGGCCACACGGCCAGCACGAGCCTTCAGGACAGGCGCTGAGCACCGGGGGCACACAGCTTTGACCGTGTGGTCGGAACTCAGCGCCACCTTTTCTTCGATCCACTTCTTCATGGCCGGCCGTGGGACAGGCAGGGATAGGGCCTACCGCAGATTGGGCACATCAGTCATCCTCCAGCGTCATCCAGTACCGCGTGACCTTGAACTCCGGCTCGTCCGTGACTCCGTGGACCGCACGTAGATAGTTCTGTAGAGACCACTTCATGTTGTCGAGAAGCTCTGGGAACTCATCCACGTCTCTCGCCATCATCTGCTGGGCCACCCCATGCACAGGGTCGTCGCCACTGGTAGCAGAGACTTGGATCATCTCGATCTCACGCATCAGAGTTCCCCCTTCAGCCACGCATGGCGCTTGTTCATGTCTTCGCGGGACCTGGCATCCCACTCGTCCTGGAGCTCGGTCAGCTCGTGCTTGGTGGCAATCAGCGCCACTGTTCGCAGCACACCCTGACGGAACCAGGTGCCGACTTCCCGAGGCCAGTCCGCCTTGATCGCGTCGGGTACCTGGACTCCGAAGTAGTGCTCAGGGGCGTAGGGGTACGGCTCGTTGGTGTAGAGCCTGGCCTCGGTCACGACTCGGTCACCTCTTCCATATCGTCCTCGATGTGGAGAAGTGCGATGGATTCATCATCCTGGTACGACATCACCGATACGGCAGTTTTCCCGCCATTGATCACGTCAATGGCGATGACGCGGTACCGAGCACCCTCGAAGGTTGTCGCTCCCCACTTGCGATAGGTCTTGCCGACCTTGAACGGGAACGGAGGCGGCAGCTCAGCCCAGGTACGCTCCGCGTGGCCCACGACGGTCACGTGGTAATCCACAGACTCCTTGTTGTGAGCATCCCGCCACACCACGTACGGCGAGTCGTCCTCGTCTACGTCGAATCCCACGACGTAGACATTCACGAAGTGTGGGGTCGTGTACGTCTTGCCTGCTTCGATCTTCATCAGTGTTCACCCCGGTGCTCGCCACGCTCGATGTAGTCGATGATGGCCGACAGACAGTCATTGAAGTACTTTTCCGCCTCGCCCCACGGGGAAGGGATCAGCATGGACCGCAGGTAGTCGACGACTGCTTCTCGCTCTTCGTTCATCAGTGACTCCAGTGTGCGCGGCATCGCTCGGGACGCGCGCGGTAGATCTTCTGGGTGTGCGGCTGCTCCAGCACCACCCACGGGTACCTGTCTCCCCGGTAGCGGGGCCGGTACGCCATCTCGTCTCCCAGTGCAGAGACGATGACGGCACCCCGACTCTCCGCCCGGATGAGCTCTTGTGATGTCATGGCTACTCCTCCCCGGTTGGCTGGCTCATCAGGACCAGGGGGCCACCCTGGCCGACACCCCGAAGGGCGTTTCGCCTTTACAGCATGTCGATGTACTTCAGGTGCTCCAGCGCTGCCTGGTCTTCCTTGATGGCGTTGCGTGAAGCGGCCGTGTACTCGCGCTTAGCTGCCTCTTTCGCTGCGGCGAGAGTGCGCTGCGACCGAGGGATGTCGATCTTTCGCTCATGCTGACCAAGAGGAGAGACGCTGATGTGGTACCAAGCGCCCTGCCTCTGGATGTGGGCGAGGATCTTTCCTGCTCGGTAGTACGAGTACATCCCAGCCATGTGGCGCTTCCAGTAGCCCTTGTCCTCCGCCATCGTCTTCTCCTTCGAGATCAGGTTGAGGCAGCGTGCGCAGTCGACGGCGAGATCCGTCGGGATGACGTAGTGGAAGCGGGAGACCGCGCCCGCGCTGGCGCAGCACTTCGGCGCCGTGACACCCAGGTGCTTGATGTACCGGCCCTCAGCGTGGACCTTGCCTGTCTTGGGGAAGTAGGTCTGAAGGTTCGCCATCGTCTTCTCCTCGGTTCGTCGTTCCTGCCGACACCTAGAACTATGCCACGTCGTCATAGTGGTGTCAACCCCTGTCTTGAGGTGGCATCATGTGTCCATGGATATGATCACGTACAAGGAAGCCGCCGAGATCCTGGGCGTCAGCGTCCGCACCATCCGGCGCTACGTAGCGGCCGGCACCCTGCCGGCGTGGGAGAGCCGGGGTCAGCGGTTCGTCCGCCGACAGCGGGTGATTGAGGTCCGGGACCACCAGAACAAGTTCCGTCCGGTAGTCTGACCACGTCTGCTCCCCGGTGGACCTAGAAGAGCCCCAGCCGACCAGTGCCCGGCTGGGGCTCTTCTCTATGCGTCCATCCAGCGGGACACGCCGTTGGCATCGACCAGAACGTCGGCTTCCGCCTCAATAGGCACGCCCCAGAAGTCGAACGTCATGCAGTCAGAGAGCGCGGCGCAATACTCGTCCACGCGGTCTTCTGGAGCTTGTACGACAAGCTCATCGTGGACTGGCAGCCATATGGCATCGGCGAGTCCGTAGCGTGTCTCCAAGAGCTTCCAGGAGTGCACGAGCAAGTCACGTGCGCTGGACTGGATGAGGTAGTTCACCGATGCGTAGGTGCGCGGGTTTCCGGCAGAGTCGAGCGTCACCGGTACCCAGCGCTGGGAGATCGTCCGGATCCCCTCGGTCAAGCCAGCCATTCTCCGGGTGAGTCGCTGAATCTGCGTATAGGTGTTGCGGTACCCCGCGACGATCCCCTGCGCCTGCTCGAGTGGGATACCGGCCTGCCGGTTGAGCGCGTTCGCCCCGCCGCCGTAAGCAAGCAGGAAGTTCGTCATCTTCGCCAGCGGACGAGGGATGTTCAGTTCGTCCGAGGTCAGCTGGTGGAGGTCGCCGCCAGCATGGATGACATCGATCATCCGCCATTCTCCGGCGAGGGCGGCACCCACCCTTAGCTCCACCTGTTCAAAGTCGGACCGAATCAGTACATGACCGGGATCCGGAATGAAACATCCTCGCAGCGGACCCTTCTTCGGTAGGTTCTGAAGGTTGGGGCCCGAGCTAGACATGCGCGCAGTGACGGCTTCGATCGAGTTGAGGTTCGCATGTACGCGCCCGTCCGACGTCAGCCTCTTCAGGATTTCCTCGGTCTTGGTCACCGCGTACTGGTGCGCCTTGAACTCGATCAAGGCCTCAGCGACCTTGCGCGCCTCTGCATCGAGCTCCATGTCAAGCAGAAGCTTCGGGTTGTCTTTCTCGAACGAGGGGTTCCCTGTGCGCGAGGACTTGGGGAACCTGCTGAAGTCCGCACCGTGATCGTCAAACCAAGTCCACAGCTTGGGCGAACGCGCCTTGTATCCGGTGACATCTTCGATCAAGGCGTTCTGTTCGTCGGTCACTCGCTTGTTGGTGTCGAGCAGATCGTGCGTCCAGTCCTGGTCCACGAGCATGCCGTCATACACGATGCGCGTCGCCTGCCTGGACACCCAATGTTCGGTGCGCAGGATGTGAACGGGGTTCTTGCCGGACTTCACCAGCATCGGAGCGAGACGACGGCACGCGATCGGATCGAGTCCGGCGTAGAGAGTGTAGACGGGATGATCGGTAGGGACTGTTGCCCAGCCGTACTCTGCTCGTGACCTGATCGTGCCTTTCTTGCCGTCGTGCGCATCCTGGTACAGCTCCAAGAACAGGTCATCCAGTGCCTTGTCCGCCTGTGCTAGCTCGGGCATGCCGTAGCGAGTGGCCAGGGTTTTCAAGTCCACCTTGGCGTTCTCGTCTGGCGCTGCCATGCGAGCGAGGACGTGCGTGTCGGTGTTGCGCCCTGAGATGTCGATACCCCAGCGCACGCGCACCGACAAGGTGTCCATCTTGGTGTGCGAGCAGAACCAGGTGCTCTCGTCCCTCAGGAGTGCTTGCGCCGCGCGGTCCTGTTCGGGGTCGTCAAGGTCCAGCACCCACGCCGTGTCGACCGTACCGAACTGGATCATGCGTATGCGGAAGTCGTCATCGAACTGCCCGCGCTCGCTCATGTAGACACCTTCGACGTCCAGCCCGTAGAAGCCTCCAGGAGCGATGTCATGGGCGAACGCGTCGGCATCGAAGGATCCGGACTCAGGCGCGTGGACGACGGCAGCACGGCCGCCTAGCGAGGTTTGGTGGGTCGCCACTTTTCCCCCTTCGCTGACATCGGGTGGCACAGAGGGCAGGCGTACCAGAGCTCTGTCTCTGGTACGAGCACCCACGGGGTCCGACAGTCGGCGCAAACCGGCTGTCGGACCACCGCGAGCGCTTCCAGCTCAGGAGGAAGCATCAGTCCTCAAGCATGTGGTAGCAGTGCCCGCACACACGGATCGACTTACCGAACGGCTGGACGTAGAGGCCTTCTTCGCACTCGGGGATGAGCAGCGTGCAGAACTCGCACTGGCCTTCCTGGGGTTCCATCTCTCCTCCTCGATCGGGTGCCACGACCCTACTACATGATGTTAGAGTCTGCGACATGAACGCCACGAAGAAGTACACCGCGATCAACGTGGAACACGAAGCACGCGATGCCGTGCGTCGTCTCGCCGCGCATCTCTCGGGTCAGCTCATGCGACGCGTCACACTGAGCGAAGCGCTCGTCATCGCGGAGCGCATGGTCCGAGACGGAGCGCGGGGAGAATGATTTTGAACGCACCCATCGTCGTCCCTGATGTCAGCGGGATGACCGTAGAAGAGGCAGCGCAGGCGTACGCCGCCGCTGGTCTCGCTGTGTTCCCCGTGCACGGCAAGCAGCCGGCAATCCCCAAAGGGACATCATGGAAGGACGCATCGACGTCCGACCCATCCCAGGTGCGCCAGATGTTCTCCGGGCGCTCTGGAGTCGGTGTAGCGGTCGACATGGAGAAGTCCGGCCTGATCGCCGTGGATGTCGACTACCCCGACAAGGTCCCCACCTGGATGTGGGACGCCTTGTCCACCGGACTTCTGCATAAGACCCGAACCGGCTACGACGGACGTGGACACTACGTCTTCCGTCAGCCTGAGGGTGAGAGGTTCGGGGACTCGCTGGGGGACCTGCCTCGGGGGTTCGGAGAGGTAAAGGGGAGCGGCTACATCGTCGTCGAACCGTCACCTCACGTCTGCGCGTCAGAGGGAGGCTTCTACGAGTGGGCGACCACCGGAGACACGGCGGTGCTGCCAAGCGACATCAGTGCCAAGCTGCGCGAGCGCCGGGTGAAGAACGGTGACGGCTCCGACATCGAGTCGTTCGTTCTCAAGCACATCGCCAACGACGACCCTCGCAAGCTCCGAACGATCGTCGAACGGTTCACTGCGGCACTGGCGGATGAAGCACGACACGACGCCATGCTGAAGGCGCTGGGTTGGGCGATGCGCTGGGCCGCCGCCGGGTACTTCCCCGCCCGTGATGCTGTTGATGTTCTTCGAGACGCGTGGGAGATGGCGCAGGAGGAGCACGCGAAGGAAGGAGACTCGGAACGCGACTTCTTCGCGGAGTTCGATCGCATGGTCGCGGGGACGATCGCCGATGTGGATGAGGCGGCCGTTCTGCGCGAGCGCATCAACGACTCGCTCGATCCGTTCGCGCCTGGTTCACCGGGGCCGATGCTCCCCGACGCTGCCCTTGTCAGTGGTGACAAGGCAAGTGACAAGGGTCTGACCTGCGATGATGTGTTCGATGTCATCACGGAGACCGACTACCTTGCGATGCCCGACCCGGTGTATCTGGTCGAAGGCCTGATCACAGAAAAGTCACTCGTGCGCATCTACGGCAAGTCCAATCACGGTAAGTCGTTCGTCGTACAGGACTTGATGTGGCACATCGCCTCGGACAAGCGGACGTGGCACGGACACGCGATCGCCACGGCACCGGTGATGTACATCCCCTACGAGGGCGTCTCGGGCGTGAAGCACCGTCTGGCGTCGTGGATGAACCACAACGACGTGGACAGCTTCGAGGGTCGGTTCATGTCGCCCACCACGCTCGTGCACCTGCGGGACACGGCGAGTTGGCTGAAGCTCATCAACACCGTCGCGTACTACAAGGTGCGCGTGGTCATCCTCGACACGCAGTCACAGGCGACAGCCGGCATGGACGAGAACTCGGCGCAGGAAATGAGCGAGGTCGTCAAGCGGCTGAGCGCCCTTCTGAGGGACGCGGGGACGTCGGTGTGGGTCGTCGCCCACATGGGTCACTCCGGGGACCACGCACGCGGCTCTACGGCTGTCCTGGCCGGCATGGACACCGAGCTGCGGGTGACCAAGCAGGAAGACGGCACGCACACCGTCATGCCGACCAAACAGAGGGATATCGATACGGATATGGAGCGCGGCATTCACCTGAAGCGGTTGAAGGTCGGGCGTTCGGCGGTGCTGGTGTCGCTCGATGAAGGCGACCAGGTCCAGGTGTTTACTCAGGTTCGAGTGACTGAGGAGTCGGCGCTGTGGATGAAGCTGGCGAAGGTCATCTACGAGACTGCCCCGGATGAGGACGGGATCACTCGGGCAGAAGCGACGGGGAACGTCATGAAGGAGTACAAGATCGCCAACTCGAACCGGCCGAATGTGGGGCGGGCTTGGAGGTGGCTGCACGACACGAATAGGATCGTCGAAACGCTCGATGACAGGGAGCGAGGGACGGGCAAGTTCGTGGTCACAGCTTCTACTGTGCGTGAGCTCATGCTTACTCGCAGTGCTTGTCACTAGCCTTGTCAGTGGCCCTTGTCAGTGTACGTTGCACTGACAAGGCGCTGACACTGACAAGGACTGACAAGTTCGCAGGTCAGACCCTTGTCAGTCACCCTTGTCAGTCTTGTCTTGTCACCTTGTCAGTCCCCGGGGGGCTCTATAAGAGCCCCCGGGTGACAAGGCAGTGACAAGGCTCGATGACAAGGGTTCGAGAGCGCCAGCAATCAAGATCGAGAAAGGGACGCAATGAAGATCAACGTGATTTACGACAACGGAGACGCTAGGACCTACGAGGTCGACAGCCAGGAACCGATCCAACTCGCCAACCAAGTCAATAACTGTCGTGGGTGGTTCACCATCGTTGAGCCAAACGGAGTGATCTCCATCAACATGGCCAAGGTGCGGACGTACATCATCGAAGCCGACTGACTTTGTTCAGCGGCTTGACATACGAGGTGGTGACGATTTTGTCAGCCAAGCCAGTGTGCAAGGACTGTGCGTCGACGACGCGGAAGCTGACGCAAGAGGGACCCCGAACGTGGCGCTGCGCCAGCTGTCGCAGAGAGCGCAAGACGTCTCGGAGCGCGGCGGCCCACGAGAGCCGGGTGCAGTCGACGTACGGTCTCGAACCAGGGCAGTACGAAGCGTTGTACAAAGCGCAGGGAGGACGCTGCTACATCTGCCGCCGGGCGACCGGTAAGACCCGGAGACTAAGCGTCGACCACGACCACGCCACAGGGGCTGTGAGAGCCCTCCTGTGCCGGCCGTGCAATTCGATGCTCGGGCACGTCCGCGACGACATCGAGACTCTGCGCCGCGCAGCACAGGTGATCCGAGATCATCCGGCACAAGAGGTTCTGCTCCGCGACTGAGCCCCACCGACTAGACCCCGCCTTCGAATCCGAGGCGGGGTCTAGTCTTGTATGGACCAATGGTCCGCTCGATGTAACATTCAGCTACTGAAACGGAAGGGACGCCGCCGATGGCTACGCCATTGACCCCCGATCACCTCCTCTCTGCCCTGAAGGCAGAGGGAGTCAAGGTCGTCGAACACCCCGGATGGCGCACGCATGAGCGTGATGCAGCCACGGGCAAGCCGTTCGGCCCCGTACACGGCGTGATGATCCACCACACCGCCGCACTCAACGCCGAGAACGTCGTCTACAACGGGCGCAGCGATCTCCCTGGCCCGCTGGCGCACCTGTACATCGACAAGCAGGGCGTCGCCCACCTCCTCAGCGCCGGGCGCGCCAACCACGCTGGAGGCGGCGACAAGCGCGTCCTGGATGCCGTGATCGCCGAGACCTACCCCCTGCCGGCCCCGACCAAGCACGAAGGCTCGAGCGGCGCAGCAGACGGCAACGACGCGTTCTACGGCTTCGAGTGCGAGAACCTGGGCGACGGCGAGGATCACTGGCCGGCCGTGCAGATGGACGCCATCCGCCGCGCTGCCGCCGCCATCTGCCGTGCTCACGACTGGTCCGAGAAGTCTGTGATCGGCCACAAGGAATGGTCTGACTGGAAGGTCGACCCCAAGGGTTTCACCATGACGTCGCTGCGCGACAGCATCGGTGAGCGGCTGGACCACGCAGCCAACTGGACCAAGTCCAGCACGACTACCACTACAACCTCTGGAGCATCCATGCCCACTGGCGGCCCGTTCCTCCTCGCCCTTGCTCGTACCGGTGACCAGGGTCTCTCCCCGAGCACCTGGTCCGACGTCTACTGGGACACTGAGTACACCGACGAGGGCTCGGTCTACTCCGGCTCCGGCGCCACGTTCGGCAACACCGGTTACTACAACGGCGAGGTCTACGTCCGCCTCGGCTCGATGGAGGTGGGCAAGGAGTTCCAGGTCCGGATTGTTGAGGTCGACAGCTCGGGCACTGAGGTTCAGACCTTCCCCATCTCCGAGGGCATCGGCACGTCCGGTTCGTCGTTCCACAGCCACGGCATCGCGGGCAAGCTGCCTGCCGGCCACAAGCTGAAGGTCCAGGTGAACCAGTTCGGCACCGCTAACGCGATCTCCGAGACCATTGAGGTCAAGATCATGTGGACGCTGCTGTGAGCACCCGCGTACGCGACATCCTGGAGCGCACCGCAGTCTCGTTCGTCGAAGGGTTCATCGGCGGCATCGTGCTCACGCAGTACGCGGACAAGTCGATGTGGCTTGCTGCCGCCACCGCTGGCGTCACTGCTGCCGCAGCGTTCGTGAAGTCGTCTATCGCGACGTTGACCGGGACCGGGTCCGCGTCGATCTCCACCAAGGTCTGAGGGGGCCGGTCGTGTCGGAGCAGCAAGAGCCTGGGAACTCCGCAGTCATCCATGCGATTGACATGCTCCGGCGCGACATGGCTCGGATGGAGCTCACGGTGAAAGAGCTTGTCAGCCTGGAGCGCTATACCATCGAGCGTGAAAGCCTCAAGCAAGAGATCGCGGACATGCGTAAGAAGGTGGAGACCTTGGAGGCGGCGAAAGAGACCATGCGCAACATGATCTACTCGTCGTTCCTCTTCCCCCTCGCGGTCGCTGTGATCTTCTGGATCATCCAGAGCTCAGGAGCGTCGTGATGGGGAAGACCCGGGCCACCGTCGCCTACTGGGCCGCGTTCAGCATCGTCCTAGCGGGCATGGCGTGGGTGGGCCTCATCATCGCCGGCCTACGGGATGACGTTGCCCATGAGCGCGCCGCCCGCAACGCTCTGGTCCAGCAAGTCAAGGACTTGGGCGCCAAGCCTGTCGTCGGCCCCGTTGGTCCTCAGGGGCAACCCGGACGTGACGGACGGGACGGTTCCAACGGGGCCAATGGCACGGCTGGCAAGGACGGACGCAACGGCCTCGCCGGCTCCGACGGGAAGAACGGCGTCGATGGTAAGGATGGGGCGCAGGGGCCCAAGGGTGACACAGGCGCCAAGGGTGACACCGGTGCTCAGGGCCCGCAAGGTGAACAGGGACCGCAGGGAGACACTGGACCTGCTGGGCAGCAGTGCCCCGACGGGTACACGCTGACGGAAAAAACCATCGAAGGATCGGACGTCGCTGTCTGCTCCAAGCTCACGACCATGAGGGGCAAGTGATGCGCACCAAGACCCGATCCAAGGACCGGTTCCCGCAGATGTGGCAGGCGTGGGAGCTGCGCAATCGCGGACTCAGCCTGCGCGCCATCGGCGCCGAGATCGGTTGCTCGTACGAGACTGTGCGCAAGCTTCTGGACGAGGCCGGCCGCGCCATCGTTCTTCCTGGGATCGAGGAGTACCGCAAGGTACAGGACGAACAGATCATGCTCATCATCAACGGGCTGATCGACAAGGTTGCTCACGGTGATGCCCGTGCTGCTGAGGTCATGATCAAGGCCTTGGAGCGACATGCCAAGCTGCACGGTCTCGACAAGCCGATCGAGCACAACGTCACGCTGCATGAGGTGACCGAGTACGACCGGGAGCTCGCCGAGATGGCACGCGAGATGATGATGAGGACGACGTATGCCGAGCAGATTCAGCGATCTGGACTGGAGTGATCCGGTAGTCCGGCGCAGCGCGTCTCGCTACAACCCTCTGATCTTCGCGCAGCTCTATCTGTCCCGGGCTATCACGGGCAACGACGGCTCCATCACGTTCGCCGAGTGTCACCACGAGTGGGCGCGCCTGGCGTTGTCGTGGACTGAGGAGCACACCGAGCCTCAGTCCAACCGGCACGCCTTCTTCGCTCCCCGGTCTACCGGCAAGTCCACGTGGTGGTTGAAGATCCTGCCGCTGTGGGCCGCCGCTCACGGCCACATCAAGTTCGCCGCAATGTTCGCCGACACGACGACTCAGGCGCGCCAGCACGCCGCGTCCTTCCGACGTGAACTCGACACCAACCGCCTGCTACAGCACGACTTCCCCGCACTGTGCGCGCCCATGAAGCGCGGAGATACAGGCAAGCCTGAGACCGACACCGTCGACATGACGATCCGGGCCAACGGGTTCGTCCTCGCCGCTCGTGGCATGGACTCCGGCACTCTCGGTATGAAGGTGGGGGACCAGCGTCCGGATCTCCTGTTGATCGACGACCCCGAGCCTGATGAGTCGAACTACTCGGCGATGTTGGTGGAGAAGCGCCTGTCCACGCTGCTCGATGCGATCCTGCCACTGAACATCTTCGCGAACGTCGTGTACTCCGGCACCGTGACTATGGCCGGCTCGATCGCTCACCAGCTCGTGAAGCATGCCAAGGGGCTGGAGTCCGAGTTGTGGATCGGTGAGCAGCGCTTCAGCGTCCACCACCACGACGCCATTCTCACGGCAGCTGACGGCTCACGGCGCTCGCAGTGGCCCGGGAAGTGGTCGCTCGAATTCCTTGAGTCGATCGAGCACACCCGGCAGTACGCCAAGAACTACGCCAACGACCCCATGGGCGCGGACGGCGACTACTGGAACGCAGACAGCTTCCGCTACGGCGAGGACGCCCCGACCAAGATGATGATCTCCGTCGACCCGGCGGTCACGGTCAAGACGTCATCCGACTACACAGGCGTGGCTGTCGTCGGGTACAACTCGGAGCAGCGCAGGTGCACGGTGTTCGAGTGCCTTCAGCTCAAGCTCGGTCCTGAAGAGCTGCGCACCAAGCTCATCCGCTTGTGCGAGCAGTACCCGTTGGTCTCGGAGATCGTGGTGGAGACGAACCAGGGAGGCATGCTGTGGGACCGGATCTTGCACGACATGCCCGTGCCCGTGCGCGCCACAACGGCCAGCGTGAAGAAGGAAGTCCGAGCCGCTGACTGTCTCGCCCACTACGAGCGCGGCAAGGTGCTGCACGCGAAGAAACTCCGGGAACTGGAGGAGCAGCAAGTCTCGTTCCCGAAGGCACCCCATGACGACATGGTCGACGCGGTGAACCAGGCCGTGATTCGTTATCTGACCTACGCTCCGGCCAAGCTTGTGATCCCAGCGCTTAGCGCTCGCCGATGAATGAAAGGTAACCTGACGCTGTGGACCTTGTGACCCTGGCAGTGATCGCGCTCGCTACAGCGCGGATCACGCGACTTGTGACCACAGACCGAGTCACTGAGGCGCCGCGTGCTGCCTTGGTCCGCTACTTCGGCGCTGAGTCTAAGCTGTCCTACCTGATCATGTGTGACTGGTGCGTCTCGATCTACGCAGGCGCAGCAGTCACCGCGATCGTGTGGTGGCAGCACTGGACGATGTGGCTGGCAGCAGCACTCGCTGCCTCCCATCTCACTGGCTTCCTGGCGTCCCGGACGGAGGAATGATGGCGATCCGGAAGAAGACGCCCGAGGCCGCACCTGTGGCGCGCCCTAAGGCGATCCTTGCTGCGGCGGTCAACGTCTCCGAGACGGGGACGTCCGCATGGAGGGCACGCACCAACGAGGACTCCTGGCAGCGTGAGGCGTGGAACCAGTACGACCAGTGTGGGGAGCTGCGCTACGCCACCAACTGGGTAGCCAACGCGGTATCCATGGCGTCGATGTACGCCGCCGAGATCGACCCTGACACCGGGCTCATCACCGGACCTACCGAAGACAACCGTGTTCAGGCTGTCGTCTCCACCGTCCTCGGGGGCGCCGTCAAGCGCGCGCAATATCAGGCCACGATCGCCCTCAACTACCAAGTGGCCGGCGAGGTTTTCCTTCTGGTGCGCTCCTCGCGTGCCGGCATGGCGGACGAATGGCTGGTCCTGTCGTCCACGGAGATCACTGAGCGAGGCGGGACGTTCAAGTACTGTGATCCGGTCACCGGTGCTCAGGTAGAGCTGAACCCTGCTCGGGACATGCTCATCCGGATCTGGTCTCCGCACCCGCGCTACCAGTCCCACGCAGACTCTGCTGTGCGCGCTGCTCTTCCGATCCTTCTGGAGATTCAGCGCACGTCGATGAACATCGCAGCCCGGCTCGACTCGCGCCTCAAGGGCTCGGGCGTGTGGCTGGTTCCGCAGGAGGTCGACCTTCCCGGCGGCCCGACTGGGTTCGTCGACGACATGGTGCGCGCTGCTGAAGCGTCCCTGACTAACCCTGGTCAGGCAACATCGCAGGTCCCTATCGTCCTCCAGGTCCCCGGTGAGCAAGTTCCTAACTTCGTGCACCAGGACTTTGTTACCGAGCTGTCGGGCGAGATTCTGGAGCTGCGCAATGCAGCCATCAAGCGTCTCGCTCTGGCACTCGACATGCCTGCCGAGATCATGACCGGCATGGGCGACTCGAACCACTGGAGTGCCTGGCAGATCGAGGAGTCAGCGTACAAGATCCACATTGCGCCTCTGCTGGACCGCATCGCTGACGGCATCACCACTACCTACTTCCGCCCCGCCCTCCAGGCTGCGGGTGTACAGAACCCCGAGCGCTACGTCCTCGCGTTCGATGTCACCGACATCATCACTCGGCCCAACCG